GCTACATATCCTTTCTAGTTGGTGGTCCCTGTTTTAATATCCACCATTGAGCTACGCCGGAATAAAGACCCGGCCTAGTCCGTCAGACTAACATCTGACGGGACTTCGTTGTGAAACGAAGAGCTCCCAATCCCTCTTTAATACCAGAGAGAAAAAGGAGGTACCGCGAGTAGGGCAAGCCAGGTTCATCGACGACGAGTACGTTTCTAACTTCGTACCAACGCCATCGCTGCTCCTTTCTGTCCCACCGCGCGCAACGCGATGCCATGAACACATCCAAAGGGACCGTAAAGGCCCCATCCAAATTGGACTGTTCAAGCCTTTGGTATATCCCCCGAGCCGCCACCGAAACCCAACCGAAGTCGGGTCGAAGTAGCAGGTCCTTGGGACGTACCGCACTTCGTAGATACTCGCGGACTCCTGCAAAGGAGATGCGGGTGTTTTCACTACGGAGTGTCGCGTTATGGAAGATCCTCACAGCAGTAGCATCGCTGAGAAGAAAATCCAAATACACGGGACGAACGTCCCGCCCCCTGTACCAATCTGCCCCGCAGGACTCACGAAAAGGACCAGAAACAAAGGTCTTATCATCGTTAGTCCTAAACCCTATGTAGCTCAGAAGAGCTATGAGTAGGGGTGCGACACTAGAGTCGACGATAATATCATCGCCGTACACCGCATCCGAAACCAAGCTGTGATGAGCCCTTTTACAGGACTTCACCGCCGCGGCGAAGATGAGTGTCTCTAGTGGAAAGCAGAAGCCATTCCCCATCGACGTAAATTTGTGGTATTTTGACAAACTACCATTAAGTGTATACGTCGGCGACCGCGAGTGGCTAAGCAGCCACAACCAGTCGGGGGGCATTAAGTATCGTACAAGCTCTATAGAAATACTATCGCTTGCAGAGGATAGGTCAATTGTTGCTAAAGACCCATCGACGCTTCCGCGTCGAGCTAAATGCTGATTCCTTTCCTGATCGGTAAGGTCGTAGCCAGCCCTTTTGAGGGCGCGGCGCATGACCTTGTCAATTCCGTTCTGGATAAGGTTGTTCAGAGATGGTTCGATTGCGATAGTCCTTTCGGTCTTCGCGTTCTTAGGTACAAAGTCTATTTTATTGTGACCTACGATTTCGAGCTTACCACGGAATTTTGTGGTGAAGTCGTCGTCGTCAAGACAAACGACACCTTCGGTCGATCCTCCGCTAAGAAGGCCCAACCGCCATTGCGTGTTGCAATGGATAGCTCGAGCAGCAAGTGGCACCACGGCTTCACTAGCAGTCCACACACCATCGAACTTTCGTCCGAAATGCGTGGCGTTACCAGCAACACCGATAGCGCTTCCACTCCCGAATGAGCACGATGTGTAGACTTCCGTTAGGTCCAGAGGACCTAATACTCGGTGAATCCACAGACGCATCCCTTCCAGTAACGGAAAGAAGCGGCTCTTGTAAAACGCCCCAGAAGATAAGGAGCGGCGAAAACGCACATTCGTGCGTCGGCACCGCTCCTCGGACTCCTTGAACTTCTTCTCCGCATTCTCACGCGGTGAAAGTTCGAACTCAAAAAGATCTGAGTCGGGGTATTTCAAGATCAAAGCGCTTAATTGCGACGCCAGGTATTGATCCTGGGATGTTGGCCATGTAGTACGGGCCATCTCGTCAGCGAGGGCGTACACTTCCTTCCACTCTTCTCGCCTTACGGCAGAAAGGAGCTTTAGTTTAGTATCCGTCCATTCCTCGGGTAGATCCTTGAGGAAGATCGTCAAGACCCCCTTGTAGAGGGCTTTGGCGTCGAGCCGCGAGTGATCGCGACCCGTTTTCCGTTTTGGTGATTTCATAGCAGAGTGGGACATCTCGTCTCTCCTGTTTTGAATTGAACGACAAAAGAACGACCGTCACCGCAGCGATTAAGCTGAGTGACGCAACAAGAAGATCTCTATTCACATCAAACGAACAGAGTTCCCTTGTTGACCAAATTCCCGGCTGTTGCCGAGATCATGAGGTCGCCAAAGTCGTCCCGCACCAAGTCTACGTCGGCCTGCAACGCGCCAACGGGGACAGCGACGGAACCGTCAAAGATGATATCACGGTACGTAGTACCGATCAACACCGTCTTAACTACCTTCACCTGCGTTCGAGCAGTTCCGGTCGCGTCTAGGGTTTTCGGTTCAGTCTTACCAAGAAAGATGTTATCTTTGATGGTAGCGGACTGTGCCGGACCCGAGTAGCGAGCCTTATTGCTGCTAACAAAGGTGTCGAAGTTGTAAGTCTTCGTATTGAGAGTAATTGCCATTTTGGTGATTCCAATCTAAGGTAGGTTGTAAAACATAGTGATGTCAGAGTCGCCTCTTCCAAGCACCATGGGATAAGGCAAAGGCGTCCACCATCCTCTTCCTCCAAATCGATAAATCAAGATCGAAGGAATAGAAGCGGGTGGTTATCTTCGGCCTCACGTCGACGGATCGCTCCGTCTTCGTAGCCGTCCTTGCGAACGTCCAACCGGGCGTACCACTAACCTGATAGCATCCAGGGTTGTTGTACGTTACGGATGTGCACGTCTGAGTCGTGATATATTTCTCTTTTGTCACGGCCCAACTCGCAAGGTACGACACGCCAAACTTCGGCGTCACTGCCTCCAACCAATCTCCAAAGTTAACGAACCAATCCGCTACAAAAGAATAGGGGATAAGCTCGTACACAGTAGCTGGAATGTCCTTGAATGACAGGCCTAACGAAGTCTGCAAGTTCACGGACGCCTCATAGAGGACGCCCGCGCGCACGCTAAACGTGTTAGAATAGTTATCTTGGACAGTTATGTTCCAACCTGTGCCGGTTCCAACTGGGGCACCAATTGAGGTGTTCCCAGTAAGGTTCTGCTGCTCTGGAGTAACTGAAGTATAGCCACGACTAGTTTGACGTAGTTTCGACTGCTCAAGCTTGTGTGCCGCTTTAACGATACCGTTAATCGAACCTATCAAAGGTAAGATGCCGTACCGGTATTGCAGCCAGTTGTCCCGCACGAAGTCTGCCAAGGTATAACCCTTGGGAAAAGACCTCTTCTTGGATGATTTGCGATTGTAATCACGCCTCACCCGATCCACGAAACGACCAAGCCCTGCTATGGGATTACGCAACATTTCAAGCGTCTTACGGAGCTCCGCCATGTCCACAGCTAGAAGTACATCAGGCTGTTGGACACCGGCAAAAGCTTTTGTAATAGCGTCATTTGTCGCGTTCTCTTTGGCAGATAGGAATGCCAGGCTGGATCTATCTCCCACTGTTGGCATAGGCCATGGGAGCATCGGTCCAGAACCGGACATTATTCGCGTCAACCCTGACGCGAGCGTGCACGCCGTGCACGTCCCACTGATCACGTACTGCGAACTCCACGACCCCGGAACCAAACTGAATGATCTCTCATCCAGTGAGTGTTTGTATGGGGTGTTAATGACCTCTCCTCTCGCAATGCGAGACTTGAAGCCCTTAGAGGGGTTATCCTCGAATTTCTCGAGGGACCCGTTCGCCTGAGCAACGGTAACAGTTTGGCCAGTCGTGAATGACTGATTGCCGCACTTAATACCGTTCCCAGTAGTATACACGTAGTCCGTTAAGGAACCGCGTGTTCT